CTTACCTGTGAAGAATGATGCAGCTAGGCCCACACCTTCACCTGTTACAGCATCAAACTTAGAAAAGCCTGATGACGTTCTAGGGATGGTGTTTGTCCATTCCACGAAGGACGTATCAAGCCCCACTTTATCTGCGGCAATGTCTCCTAAAGCGGCTACAAATTCTACTGTGTTAGTTAGACTGTCGGTAACTTCATTTATTAGACGTGTACCTTCATTAACCCCGGCAGGTTTGTCGGCGTAGTAGTCGGGGCGTAACCTGCGAACTGCCTCGTTCCAGACATCTTGAATAATAGGTACAGATGTACCTGCCCTAGCAGGGTAGTAGAGTATAAAGCTTTGTCCTGACACGGGGTCGTTATAAGTTAAGTTTCCTGTAGTAGGATCAATAACTGTATTCTCATTGTCTGCATAAGCGTTATATATCTCAAATGCGGATACTTCTGCGTCAGGCTCTCTATTTTCAAAGCTGTCTTCTTTGTAACCTATTTTAAGGCCATCGTACACATCAGTACCTGGCACTCCTAAATACAGTTTGGAACCATCGCCTTTCGGCTCTTGCATTTCCTGTCCAATAGAGTCGCTGTATGCCTGGATCTCTTCGTTTGTGAAACCCGCAGCCTCTAGATCCGCAGCCTCGTATCCCCCTTGTATATTGGTTAATTCACTGGCGTAGGATACTAATTCAGGGTTTACCGTAGGATCTTCAGGTTGATTTTTTTTCTCTTCTGAGGAGCCGTCTTTTCGAAGATCCGCTAATATATCTTCTACTGAAGGTTGGTCATCTTCTTGCAGGTCCAACAATATGTCTTCTACGCTAATTTCTGGCCCTGCCATTATTCTGACCCCGCTTTTTTGATTGCCTCTAATGCAGCATCTACGTCAGATATTCCGAATCGTGTTAGGGTGTCCCTCAAAACCTTATCTGGTATACCGTCGTTGGCATATTTCTGAAGCTTTCCAAATTGCACTACGCTCAATCCCTCTATAGGGCTATTATCAATACTTCTAGGGGGCTGCTCTGACCCTTGCCCACTAAACATTTTATATGCAGATGTGAGGCTGTCTTCGTCACGCAACTCCACATACTGAGCCATAGTCAGGGGTTCTGCAATTGGTAGGAATCCGTAGTCTTGCTTGAAGGTTGCTACGTTTGTATTTCCTGCAATTAGGTTAAGCGTCTTATCATCATAGCCCTTCAACTTAGTACCCATGTAGTCTATGAGACTTGTTTCAAAGGCTTCTGCACCCCCACCTGTGTTCACAATTTCCATTATCTTCTTAAAGTCTTGGTTGGACATAGCATTACCAGACTGACCTTCCATGCGACCGACCTGAAACGCTAGAGATAGCATCTTAGCTTGGAACCGTGCAGTTTCAGTGGCTAGGTTTTGCACATTACCCGAAACAACCGCATTTAAGAATTCATTATCAAATGATCCTGTAGCTTTGAGTTCTTCCAGAGTAATTTTATGATCGTCGGGCTTTCCCTCAAACAAGCCTTCCGCAACTGATAGGAGTTCTCCACCCCCTGCAACTAAGTTACGAATGGCTAATGCAGCCTTACCGCCAGCGCCTCTTACCCGCTGATCGTTTCGCACTATTTCCACCGCAGAAACCGCAGTACGCATACCTTCCGTAATTGCTGCGTTGGCAATAGCTAGTTCATTACCAATTTTCTGAGTTTCTGTTCTAATTGTCTTGTATGCGTCTTCTTGTATACTCGACATTGGAACGGCGTTTGTTACAGGATTACCCGCACCATCAATAAGACCCTCTTCTCCAGGCTTCCTATAAACTGTCCCGTACCGCTTTTGTCCGTTTTTATCTGTTATAACAGCGTCCATAGCCTGTGTTCCAAATCCGTTTTTCTGAATTTGGGCTAGATCTCTTGCGGCCTTAGACTGTGTAGCCGCCAGTGCGTTAAGGGCATTAATAGTTTCAGATGATGCACCTTCTTCTGTTGCCAAGGAAATCTGCGTAGAAGTCTTATCAAAGCTGGTAGCACCTTCAGCATATCTACGATATTCAGAACTATCGAATAAAGTCTGTGCGGAGGCTATTTCTTCACCTAGAACTGCTAGTTCCTCTGTCGTTGCGCCCCCACTCTCAGCGATACGCTTAATTGAAGTCAACTCTTGTAAGGTTTTACCTACTAGATAGGTTGGTTTAAGAAGGTCTTTGTATGGGGCTTCACCTCTAGCCAGACTTGTTGCCATAGTAGACGCCAAGTTGAAGTTAACCAGATCCTCTGCTTGGAAGAATTCTTTAGATTTAGCAGTCATTGCTTCCGCACTACCAGATGCCTCTGATATCCAAGAGTATGCGGCAACATCCCCTGAATTTATTCTAGCAGCGGCCTCTCTAGACTTAGGATCTGTAGAGTACTTAGCCACCAGCGCACGTTTTTCTGGAGTCATCGTAATTAATTCTTTTTGTGTATACTCGCCTCTATCTTGTAGTATCGGAAGTACATCTGAGGCAATGTATTCAGGTACTTCCATACTTTTAGCTTTTGCTAAATCAATACGGTCTTGTAACTTACTGGCGGTCATATCATCCCCAAGCAAGACTTCCATAGAGAATAGATTTTCAACTTTTTCTGTTTTTTCAAGATCCAGTAGGTTCTGACCTCGTTCATTAAAGAACTTCATAAACTCTGGATCTACATTTCTGCTATTTGCGCTAATATCTGTATTTGTTGCAGACCAATCTTCATATGTTTTAAGTTTAGAAATATCAATTTTTTCATATTTCCGTTTGGCTGCGGTAAACTCTATGCCTCCTGGCACAGGAACTTCTACTTCCCCAGGTTCTGGAAGCGTTGTACCCTCTGCCAAGTCTCCAAACATATCATTCATCTCAGACGCTTGTGCCTTGAGAGATGAGCTATTCGTGTCGTTAATGATTATATTAGGAAGATCACCCAGAGTTACATCTCTACCATCGTTAGTAAAGTTACTACCTACTTTACCTCCGAAGTCTTTTAATTTCGCATTAGCAGGGACGTTTGGCCCTTGGTACTCGACGGTTTCTGTTTTTGTCGTAGATGGAATAAAGCTTAGTCTATTATCTTCAATAAGCCTGTCAGCGTAGGTCATAACATCACCCACATCGCCCCCCATAAGACTTAAATTCTCATAGAAAAACTTAACTGCGGCGACATTCGTGGGATCATTCGTGTAAGTACGGGCAAGGTAGAGTGCATTATCTTTAAGCTTTTTCTCTGCTAACTCTGCCTTTTGTTGTGCCGCCCGTACACGTTTACGCTCGGCCTTTTCTTCTTTTATACGCTCTTTCTCTGCTACTTTTTCGTCGGCAGCGTCTTGCATCCAGCTTTTAGCTATGATGTTTGCAGCTTTAGCAAACCCATCACCAATCGCATTATCCTGTTTTTTGTAGAAGCCTCTGTCTACTTTAGCCCGTGCATTACGCCAACTCATCTGTAGGCTCCTCTTCTTCTACCATACCCAACATTGCAGCCTGTTCGTCCTCAGACGCAGACTCATCCTCGGTGGGAGCGCCCATGAGGCCACCTTCAGGGATAGCCACAACGGGTGCTTCTTCTAATACCTCTAGGGTTTCTTCTTCATCGTAGATGCCCAGCGCCATTTTTAATGAGGTAGGAGTAATGCTAACACGATCTTTTTCGCCAACGCCCATATCGTATTTGATGTCCTGTTCATCAGCTATGATACTGATGTAACGGGCAACTGGCCCTGCCATAAGTACGGCTAGATCAATAGAGAATTTACCACGGGAGATACCCTGCATTAACAGGGATGATACAACGGTAGTCACCTGTGCATCTATTTCTAGTAGAGAGAATACTAGTTCTAGTTGCTCTGGCTCTTTCATTTTAGTGATCAGGTAATCAACACCTTCATCGTAATCCACAATGTCGGGGGGCCTATGCCAAGGGTAGTTTCGTGTATCGGCGGCGTAGTTCGCACCCGCAATGGGGGCATCAAACATCTTCATCTACGCTCTCCTCTTCTTTAGCTTCTCCTAAGATGGTTTCTTCCAACTCATCAAAGTATTCAGGGGTATGAAAAATACCATCTTCTATTAGCTCATTGGTGGAGCTAGGAAGTTTGCCTTGCATAAAGTTTTTAATGGATTTCTTTACGGCGTCTTCAAATTTCATTGGATCTCTCCATAGTTTACCATTAGGTATCCATCCTCACCCGTAGACACTGCATTTGGATATTTTTTCTGTACTTGTTGAGCGATCACGCCAAAACTAGGGTACTTGTCTGCCCCCACCCGCTTTCCTTCGCTGTTCCAATCCCAAGTGTAATATTTCACCCCTCGGATTGTGTCGAAGTATTCAATATTTTCTTTCAGACGTTCATCTGATTTAGATGTGATCCAAGCTGCACCAAGGCTAAACAAACCATCTATGATACCATTACCACCACCCCCAGCGGATGCTTGCGCTCTAATTTCTGCGGCGAGGATTGTAGCATCACGATCTGCTTCCGCATTCCATCCTTTAAAAATATAGTCCAACATATTATCTACACGATCCCACATACGGGTCATGGCTTCTGTGGAAAGATCTAAGGTGTTTTTTACGTCTAATGTAGCTGCCTCAAACTGCATTTCGGTGTTTGTTGTTGCCACCGTCTGACGCCACTTGGCATTAGCCAGATCTAAGTTGTACTGCATGTTGGCGTAAAACTCTTGGCGGGATTGCTCTAATCTTGAGTTGAATTCTCGCCCATCATTGATTTCACCAGCATTGAACTTTTTCATCTGATTGATCTGCTCAGAGTTTTGCATGGAGATTTGTGCATTCATATTATCGTAATACTTCTGCATATCGTTGGACTGTTCTGCCCCAAACAATCGTGCAGCATTTATTGCAGCCTGGTCATTAAAGAGGGCATCAACCATCGCCTGAGTGTTTACAACTTCTGCCTGTTGCTCATTGGTCAGGTTAGCCATGTCCATTTGTAAGAAGGCTTTAGCATTCTGTACCGCTGCGGCCTGTCGAGCATCTAAATTAGCTACTTCAAATTTTGCAAGAACACTGGCCTTATTGATGATGGCCTGTTGGCGGTTATCTAAATTCTTTGTAGTTAATGTCTGAAAGAAGGTGGCTTCTTTTTCCGCAATCCCCAAGGTGGCTTCCATGATTGCGTTAGACATGGCGGCAGTCTGTGCTGTCCCAGAAATACCTGAGAATGCCATAGTCTTTGCAACGTCACGGGAAAGTGCTTGCGCCCATGTGGGAATCACAGGGTCACCATTACTATTTTTAAACTCAGCGGAGATAATCTCCATCTGCCCTAAAATAGTAGCCTTGCTATCAGTGTAGTTCCCTTGCCCTAATTTATCTGCAAGGAGCTTACCTCCAACCGTAGACGTATCAATAATCATACTAATGTCTTGGGCAGCAAAATCGTTTAGTGCTTCTCCCGTGACACTTCGTGTGCCATCAGCATTAACGCCTGTAGCAGCGCCCTGCATGTCGATCTGTTCAGCATCTACCAGGTTTTCATCACGGATATTACCTATAGCTGCATCAACCGTGGTTTCATCCGTTCCTAGTTGGTTTGCAGTAGTACTAGCATCATAAGTTTCTGCCTCTGGGTTCTCCATACTATCGACTGTAGAAGTAGCCCCCACGGTGCTTATATCGACTTTAGGACTTTCTCCTAAGAGATAGTTAGGGCTATTTGGATCTAATAGTGTACCCGCTGTTTCTGGATCTAAATTAGGAACTTTATCTACTAAAGTTGCACCATTTGCTTTTAACCATCCCGCAGGATCATCGATGATAGCTTGGATCTGCTCGTTACTCGCAGCCATACCTGCTTCTTGAGCCATCTTAACAATTGTTTCAGCGCCAGTAGATGCGGCGTCACTGCCATCATTTGGATTAGCATTATCCTCGGCTTCCTGCATAACTGCATCAGCTTCGTCATCCTTACCTTGTTTGCGGAGATCTTCAGCCATTTCAGCGTATCGGGTGGTAGACTTATCATATCCCTCATCCCCAGGATATTTACCATTTTTATCCTGTGATAACTTATCAACAACCTTACCGTCTACGACATCCACCTCGTAAGGTTGATTTAGGAAGTTGTATGAGTACGACATCCCTCCTTCACCTGTTTTAGTGTAGATTTGCTGACCATCCACAACCTTCTTATCATCGACTTCTGGATCAATTCCTGCCGCCCAGCCAGAAATCTTACCGATGACACTAAAAGGGTTAGCAAACCCTAGTAGTTTGTTAACTCCGCTAGAGCTAGGGGCCGTACCTTTAAATACGAAGTCGTTATTTTTATTACCTGAAATGTTATCGGAGTTTGTAGTGGTGTTATTTGCAGAACCAGAATAAATTGCTTTACCATCATCATCACTACCAAACCCTCCAGAGGAGTTTGCCTTGACTACCGTACCTGCGTTACTACCGCTGTCATAAGTTAATGTACCGTTTACATAAGAAGCCCCATCGTTAGGAGTAAACACATTAGCTGCGCTTTCCTTGAAGCTATTACCACCGCCAAAATTGTCTGCCCAAAAATCGCCCATCAGATCTTATCCTTTTCCTCATTACATCTGCGAATGCGATCACGCAGGTATATGTAGTTTTTGACAGCCTCATCGATTGCCGTAGCAGTGGCGGGAAGACTTTCTAATTCATCAGCTAATTTAGTGTTGAACCGCTCATCGTACTGCTTGATTTGAGGGCAGTAGATTTCAAGCTGGGTTCTATAGACCGTTTTTGCGCAACCTGTCAGTGACAGAGCGGCGGTCAGTAAGAGTATCGCTCTCATTTTCAGACATCGCCTTATAAAAATCAGCCGCCTTTTGTTGCGCCTGTAGTTCATCAGTAAGAACTTTGTTCTTCTCTTTTGCCCGTCCTTTGATCTGCCCGAAGACGTAGATAATGGGCAGGGCCAATGCTAACGTGGCAATGATGTACATCTTAATTTTACCAAAGATGAACACTAGTGGACGCCTTCTTTATTATCTTTAAATCGAGCGTATGCAGCCAAGGCTATGCCGCCGATTGCACACACCAAGAAGATTGTTTTGAGCATAGGGGCGTAGGCTACCAGACCTTGTATCTGCCCTGCTACTTCATTCATTGCGGTGGCTGCACCAGCGATCCCGGCCCCAGCCATTGTCTTTGACTTAGCAAGTGATTTAGGAGCTTCTGCGGTAGGTTTCTGAACCATCTGTGGCCCACCTTCATCAGAAGGTAATTGTGCATCACGGGAGAAGATAGCGGCCTCTGCGGTGCGGCGGCGGGTTAGACCACGAAGCGGCGTTAGTTTGCCATCGACACGGGCTTTGTTCCACCGCATGATCTGTTCAGGGCATTCGTCGTATTTTCCAGAGTTCAGACGCTTCAGCAAGGTTGATGTTCTGAACGCACCACCGCCTAAATTGAATACGAATGAGGTAAGGGAATCGTACTGTGATTGCGTCAAAGGTACATTAACGTACTTCTTAACAATCTTACCGTGTTCCTCTAGGTCTTCGATCAGGCGCATTTCGGAGTACTCTTTAGTCCACTTAACTCCAGAGCGTACCCCTTTGGTCGCCCCAAATCCGCAAGTCCACTTTCCTGCGGGACAGCGATAGGCGTGTACCATCCCATCGTCTTTTAATTTGTGCAGACCCTCGAACTTTTTAACTAGTTCGACGCAGTCTTTTGATACTGTTGCTGGATGCATAATTTATCCTGTTTGTGTGAATGGAGAGGCAAAGCCACTTGCTCGGCCCTGTAAGTCGCTCAACTCTTGAAGAGAGGTACGAAGGTTAATTGATGTTCCGCCCATTGATCGACCAGTGACATCAAATTTGTTGAGTAGAAGGTTTCCAGTGCGATCAACTGAGCGGTTTGTTGTGCCGCCATCTGCGTCAATGCTACTCGCAATAAGTTGACCTCCATCATCAAATGAAGCGCCTAGTTGGCTAAACTTAGTACGCATTGCAGGTTCTAGATTTGTTAGCCGGGAAGCTGATCTAGCCTGATCACGGGCCTGTGTAATCTGTGATGCATCCAGACCAGCCAGACCTTCAGCAAACTGTTCTTCCAACCCAACGGAGCGTTCTTGTATTTCAGTCGTCAAATCTTTCTGACCAGTTTGGAGCGTCTGTGAGTAGTCGCCAATATCTTCCCGCAGTTTCTCAGATTGATTGGCCTGTGCTTCAAAAATATCATTGCGGGAGTTGGTTGCTAATTTCTGATCTTGACCATAGCGGTCAGTGTAATCATCAAAGCTACTTACAAATTGATCCTGACCCTGTTGCAGGGCTTCTTGGTTTTGCATAGATTGGGCTGCGTAAATATCGGCAGTGTCAGACATAGTATCT